CAGCCTGCCGCGCGTCAAGGGCAAGCCCGGCTCCCGGCGGGCCGGAGGTGGCCGATGAACGCCTGTTCGAAGGTGCGCCATCTGCACCAGAACGAGGTCGCCCACCGCTGGGGCATTTCGCCCAGGACCTTGGAGCGCTGGCGGTGGCTCGGGCAGGGCCCGATCTACCTCAAGCTCGGCGGCACGGTCGTGTACCGCCTGGAGGACATCGAGGCCTTCGAGGCGCAGCAGCTCCGGGCGGCACGTGCGGCACTCGGGCAGCGCCTCACCGGGCCCGAGCGCTTCGCTCGTGGGATCGGGGGGTGATGCCAATGCCGGAGCGTCCTACTCTCACGCCGGAGGAGCAGGCCGCCATGCGCGTCGCCCTGCTCGCCCTCCTCGCCCGCCTCGGCCTGCAGCCGCACATCGATCCGCTCACCGGCGACCTGCATGTTGACCTCGAGGAGCTCTGCCACGCCCTCGGCTGCTCCGAGGAGGACCTCGCCCGCATCTTCCGCAAGGGCGAGCTGGCCACGGGCAGCCTCGACAGCAAGGTGCCGCTGCAATGAGCGCCGAACAGACTACCGCCTCCACGGGCTGGACCGAGACGGACGCGGAGAGCCCTCTCGACCGCCCGATCGCAGTGACCCTGTTCGGGGACTACGCCGCGACCCGAAAGCGCGAGGAGCTGACCACCCTTCGTCACCTGGCCGGCCGGATCGCCTCGACCACCGCACCCACCAAGGCCCAGCTCCCCTGGCTCAAGCTGGCCCGCTTTGGCGAGGCCCGGACTGACAAGGGCAGCCTGCGCCACGACGCCAATCTGATGACGATCACGGGGGTGGAGGCCGACTACGACGGGGAGGAGGTCTCCTTCGAGGATGCGGTCGAGATCGCCACCAAAGCGGACCTCCTCTGCCTGGTTTACACCTCACCCTCGCACCGGCCCGAGAGGCCCCGCTGGCGCGTGCTGTGCCCCACCTCAGAGGAACTAACGCCTGGGGAGCGCAACAAGCTGCTAGGTCGGCTGAACGGCGCCTATAGTGGCATCTTCAGTGCCGAGAGCTGGACTCTGTCCCAGTCCTACTACTTTGGCTCGGTCAGCTCGAATCCGGACCATCGGGTGGAGCTGGTGGACGGTATGCCCATCGACCTCCTGGACGAGCTCGACGAGATCTGGCGGGGCAAGCCGAACACCTTCTCGGCCAGGCCGCCGGGTGGAAAGCCGAGGCAGGGTCCAGTGGATGAGGCCGCCTTGCTGGAAGAGATCCGATCTGGGGCTGCCTACCACTCCGCCTCGGTGCGCCTCCTGGGCCGCTGGGCTCGGGACGGCGTTCCCTTCATGGAGGCGCGGCAGCGCCTGATCGATGCGATGCTCGACGTTGTCCCAGCCGACCGGGATGCCCGATGGCAGGCGCGGCACGACGACATCGATCGCTGCCTCGAAGACATCTACGGCAAGGAGGCTGCTGCCAAGGATCGGGGCGAACGCGGATCGGGCATCAGACCACCAGGCACGGGCGAGCTGGATGCCGCCACTACGGCCGAAGGTGACCTCATTACCGAGGACAGCGTCGCGGCGGGCTTCGCGAAGGCATGCGGCGAAAGACTCCGGTACTGCCATCACGCCGGGAAATGGTACCGCTGGGATGGTGCCGTCTGGCAGCGCGAGGAAACCCGTCTCGCCTTCCATTGGATTCGCCGCCTCGCCCAGCGGATGGCCGCCCGAACGGAGGAGCCCAAGGTGATGATTGCCGCTGGCAAGGCGGCCTTCGCGGCAGGCGTTGAGCGGCTCGCACAGGCTGATCGCGTCTTTGCGGTAACGAGCAGCCATTGGAATCCAGATCCCTGGCTCCTGGGGACCCCTGGCGGTACCGTTGATCTCCGGACCGGCACTCTCCGGCCCGCCCAACAGGCCGATCACATCTCCCGCGTCACTGCCGTCACGCCAGCTGACACCGCCGACTGCCCCACCTGGCTTGCCTTTCTCCAGCAGGCGACGGGTGGCGATAAGGACCTGATCGGCTTCCTGCAGCGCTGGTTCGGCTACTCGCTCACCGGCATCACCCGCGAGCACGCCCTGCTGTTCGTCTATGGTCCAGGCGGCAATGGCAAAGGCGTCCTGCTGGTCACCATCGCGAGCATCCTCGGCACCTACGCCACGAACGCCGCCATGGACACCTTCACCGCCTCCCAGGGCGAGCGGCACCCGACCGACCTCGCGATGCTACACGGGCCCCGCATGGTCATGACCACGGAGACGGAGGAGGGACGGGCCTGGGCTGAGGCGCGCATCAAGGCACTGACCGGCGGGGATCCGATCACAGCCCGCTTTATGCGGCAGGACTTCTTCACCTTCACCCCGGCCTTCAAGCTAACCATCAGCGGCAACCACAAGCCGGCCCTTCGCAACGTGGATGACGCAGCCCGGCGACGCTTCAACGTTGTCCCCTTCCTTCACAAGCCGACCGTCCCGGACAAGGAACTGCCGGAGAAGCTGAAGGCGGAGTGGCCGGGCATCCTGCGCTGGCTCATCGAGGGGTGCCTCGCCTGGCAGGAGGGTGGCCTGCAACGGCCCAAGGCGGTCCTCGACGCCACCGCTGAGTACTTTGCCGAGCAGGATGTGCTGGCTCAATGGCTGGAGGAGTGCTGCGAGCAGGGCAAGGACTTCGGCGACACGAATGCCAGTCTGTTCGCCTCCTGGCGTGGCTTTGCCCAGGGCCGGGGCGAGGAGGCGCGCAGCGTAAAATGGCTCGGCACCATGATCGAGCGGCTGGGATTCCGGCGCGAGAAGGACTGTGACCTGTTCCGCGGGCGCGGCTTTGCCGGACTGCGGGTTAAGCCCGAGGCGGTGCCACCTCACTGGAGCGAACGCGACGGATGATCCCCGCCCTTTCCCGATCAGCGACGCAGCGACGCAAGCGACGCTCCTTCCGGTTGATCGCCACACACGCGCGCGCGTGTAGAGGAGTAATGGAAGTCAGCGTCGCTTCCGTCGCTGGCGTCGCTTGCTAACAGCGGGTCGCAAACAAAGGAACCCGCGCGAAAACATGTCGTGTGGCGGGGCGGTGGCGTGGTGCGGTATTCTGCGCCTGCATTCCGAGGAGGTGTCGTGCCGCTCCGCCCGCCCATGCATCGTCCGGTGCATCACGATCCGCAGGTCCTGCGGCGCGTGCAACTGCGGGCGCTGGACCGGCGACGTGGCTCGGCCCATGCGCGCGGCTACGACGCGGACTGGCAGCGGCTGCGGCGGGTGGTGCTGACGGAGGAACCGTTGTGCCGCTTCTGCGCGGGACGCGGGCTCGTCGTGGCAGCGACGGAGGTGGACCACATCGTACCCATCGCGCGCAGTCCGTCGCTGCGGCTGGTGCAGTCCAACCTCCGCCCGCTCTGCCGGTCGTGCCACGCGGCGCACACGGCCAGGGGTAGCCCGCTCATCCGCTGACGGGGTGGGGGGGCCTGAAATGTTGGAGGCGAAGGGTGCCAGACCGCGCCCCTCGTAGATTTTCTCTGATTGCAGAATTGGCAGATGGGGGTGTGACGCATGGGCGAGACCGCTTCCCCTACCACCTGGCCCGCCGATCGGGTCGAGAGACGGCCCCTGTCGTCGCTGATCCCCTATGCCCGCAATGCCCGCACGCACTCCGAGGCGCAGGTGGCGCAGATTGCCGCCTCCATGCGCGAGTGGGGCTGGACGAACCCGGTGCTCGTGGACGAGGCCGGGACGATCATCGCCGGCCACGGGCGGGTACTGGCGGCGCGCCTGCTGGGCTTCTCAGAGGTGCCGGTGATGGTCGCCCGCGGCTGGTCCGAGGCGCAGGTACGGGCCTATGTGATTGCCGACAACAAGCTCGCGCTGAACGCCGGCTGGGACGACGCCCTGCTGCGGGCCGAGCTCTCGGACCTGCGCGGGATGGGCGCCGATCTCGGGCTGGTGGGCTTCTCCGAGGAGGAGGTCGCGGCGCTGCTGGCCGAGAGGGGCGCGGGGCTGACCGATCCGGACGAGGTGCCCGAGGTGCCCGCCCAGCCCGTATCGGCCGTGGGTGATATATGGCTGCTCGGGCGGCACCGCCTGATCTGCGGCGACTGCACCGATGCGGGCGTGGTCGAGCGGGTGCTCGCCGGCGTGCGCCCACACCTGATGGTCACGGACCCGCCCTATGGTGTGGAGTACGATCCGTCCTGGCGCAACGAGGCGCTGGAGGGCAGCAGCACCGCCCGCACCGGCAAGGTCCTCAACGACGACCGGGCGGACTGGACGCAGGCCTGGGCCCTATTCATGGGCGACGTGGCCTATGTCTGGCACGGTGCGCTCCATGCCAGCACGGTGGCCGAGAGCCTGACCGAGTGCGGCTTCGACATCCGCGCCCAGATCATCTGGGCCAAGGAGCGTCTGGTGCTCGGGCGGGGGCACTACCACTGGCAGCACGAGCCCTGCTGGTACGTCGTCAGGAACGGCGCTCGGGGTCACTGGGCCGGGGACCGCAAGCAGACCACCCTCTGGTCCATCCCCTCCCGCGACCAGGACGCCGACACGGTCCACGGCACCCAAAAGCCGGTCGAGTGCATGCGGCGCCCGATCGAGAACAACTCCTCTCCCGGCCAGGCGGTGTACGAGCCCTTCTCCGGATCCGGCACCACCCTCATCGCCGCCGAGATGGCCGGGCGGGCCTGCCACGCGGTCGAACTGTCGCCGGCCTATGTCGACGTGGCCGTGCTGCGCTGGCAGGCCTTCACGGGCCAGGAGGCGCGGCTGGAGGGGGATGGGGCGACGTTTGGGGAGGTGCGGGCTGAGCGCCACCCGGCTGCCGCCCTGGTGGAGGCCTGACATGCGCGGCCGCAAGCCGACCCCCACCTCGCTGCATCAGCTGCGGGGCACCTTCAACGCCACCCGCCATGGCAAGGGCCGGGCAGGGGAGCCCTCTGCCGAGGGCGACCTGCCCATCGCTGCCCCGGACTGGATGAGCGAGGACCAGCAGCAGGCCTGGGCCTATGCCGTCCGGCACGCGCCCGCCGGCGTGCTGCGCGCGATCGATGCCGGCCTGCTCGCGGTCTGGGTCGAGGCCGAGTGCCGGCATCGGGCGGCGACCATCGCCCAGGCCCGTCTCGATCAGGGCTCGGCCCTGCCGCTGCTGACCAAGACCCGGGACGGCACGCCCGTGCAATCCCCCTATCTCGGCATCATTAACCGCGCGGCGCTGGTCATGATCAAGGCCGCGAGCGAGCTCGGCTTCTCGCCCGCTGCACGGCCCCGCCTGGGCGGGGCAGGGGCCGCTCCGGAGAGCGGCGGCGAGAGCCCCTGGGCCGAGTTCCAGGTGATCCCGGGTGGCCGGGGCTGATCCTTTGCCTCCAGGCGTGGGGGCAGCGATGAACTACGCGAGGGACGTGACCTTTGCCCGGGTGCCTGCCTGCCGCCTGGTGCGCCTCGCAGCCGAGCGCTTCCTTCGGGATCTGGAGGAGGCCCGGGCCGGCATCTCGCCCTGGGAGTTCCGCCCCGAGCTGGCGGAGGCGGCGATGCGCTTTGCCGGGCTCATGGTCAACATCAAGGGCCCGGAGGCCGGCAGGCCCCTGCGGCTGATGCCCTGGCAGCGGCTGGTCTTCTCCAACCTCTTTGGCTTTGTCGAGCGCGGCACCACCACCCGCCGCTTTCGCCAGGCGGTGGTCTTTGTGCCCCGCGGCAACGGCAAGACCAGCCTCGCCGCCCCGATCGCCCTCTACCTCACCTTCGTGGACGGGGAGGGCGGGGCTGAGGGCTATGCCGCCGCCGTCACCCGCGACCAGGCCCGGATCCTGTTCGACACCGCCCGCGAGATGGTCCGCCGCTCCCCCGGGTTCCGGGCCGCCGCCGGCGTGCGGGCCGGGGCCAATGCCCTCTACCAGGAGCACAGCGCCTCGCGCCTGGCGCCGGTCTCGTCGGATGCCAAGGCGCTCGACGGCCTCAACGTCCAGGTCGCCGTCTGCGACGAGATCGCCTCCCACCGCACCAGCGCGGTCTACGACGTCCTGCTGACCGCCATGGGCAAGCGGCGGCACCCCATGCTGCTCTCCATCAGCACTGCAACCGGCAACAATGCCGGCATCGGCCGCCAGCTCTGGGACTATGCCGCCCGGGTGCTGGAGGGGGCGCAGGAGGACGCGCGCCTGTTCGCGCTTATCTACACCATCGATGAGGCGGACGACCCGTGGGAGGAGGCGTCCTGGGTCAAGGCCAACCCCTCCTGGGGCCAGGCCGTTCAGCCGGATGCCATTCGCGCCATCATGCGCCAGGCCCGCAACAACCCGGCACAGGAGGCCGCCGCCCGCACGCGCCACCTCAACCTCTGGGTGGGCGCCGACGAGGCGCTGTTCAGCACAAGGGCCTGGGC